CCCCAAAACCCGCGGCGGCAACCTGAAGATCGGTCCCGCCATCCAGATCCCGGTGCTGCGCCGCGGCGAGATCGGCTTCCTGGCACCGCCCGCCCGCGAGCCCGGTGTGGCCTTCCAACTGATCGCGGCCATCGAGGCCCAGACCGACCGCTACTTCGGCCGCCCGACCGAGAAGGTCCCGCCGGTCATCACCCAGATGCGCCAGCAGCGCCTGATCAACAACTGGCTGCACGGCTGGACCGAGGCCTTCCGCCAGGTCCTATCCCTCACGCTGCAGTACATCGGCCCCGCCGAGATCCAGCGCATCACGGCCTCGGCCACCCCGCTCCCGCAAGACGTGCAGGACTTCGACGTGATGCTGAAGTTCGACGTGCGCGAGATGAGCACCGACCTCGTAACCGAGAAGCTCAAGGCCATCAGCACCCTCGTTCTGCCCCTCGACACTGCCGGCGTGATTGACCGGGCCAAGCTGATCTCCGTCGCACTCCGAGCCATCGACCCGACCTTAGCCAGCGAACTCGTCATGCAGCAGGGACCGGCCGCGCAGAAGATGTTCAACGAGACCAACGACGAGATCGCGCTCATGTCGCTCGGTAATCCTCCCCAACTCCGGGAGAACGACCCCACCGCGCCCATGCGCCTGCAATTCAGCCAACAGGTCCTGCAATCCAATCCGAAATATCAGGCGCAACTGCAGCAGGACCCGCTCTTTCAGGCCAACCTGCAGAAGTACATTGAGAACCTGCAGTTCAGCGTCCAACAGCAGCAGAACGCCATCACCGGCCGCCTTGGAGTCCAATGAAACTGACCGACGAACAACTCTCGGAGGCCCTCTCCGTGTCCGAGGAGCACCCCGTGCTCAAGGCCATGGGCCAAATCCTCGACGACACACTCCGGGATGAGGTGCACAACGCCATCATCCCATCACTTTCTGCGGAGGACCGTGCCTACAACTCAGGCCGGGCCGCCGCAATCAAGGATCTCATCGCACAAATCAGTGCGTTAAGAAATGAGAGGGAGTTGACTTCCGGTCAATTCTAGGCTCTCACTCACACAACGGCTTCTTGGTTGGCCTTAAACAACCCTGGCGCAGCATACCCGGCTTGCAGGGTCTAAAAGCATGGACATCCCGACGACACAGGAAGCGAAACCTGCCCAAAACACGGCACAGCCCCCAATCAACCCGATGCAGTTCGACGAATCGGCGTTGGCCAAGCTACTGAAGTCACGCTTCAGCGGGGAGGAAGACAAGGCGTCAGTTGTCGAGCGACAAGCGCCGGAGCCGGAAGCCGCTATTGCGGACGATCAGGCCGAGGATGCGGAGCCGACCGCAGAACAAACGGACGATCAGGCCGAGTCGCCTGATCAGGAGGTTCTTTCCGAGACCGAAGAGAACAGCGACGAGGAATCGCTGGGCTACCGTAAACGCATCGACAAGCTCACGCGCCAGAAGAAAGAGGCGCTGGAGAAGGCCGAGGCACTCGAGCGGGAGCTCAACGACGCCAAGACCAAGCTGGAGCAGAGTGTTGATAGGCCGACCGCGGTGCAGTCCGCTGCAGACCCGTTTGCCGACGTCTGGGATGCGTCCAAACTCAACGATGAGTGGAGCAAGGCCCGGAATCTGAAACGGTGGTGCGAGGACAACATTGACGGCTGTGAAGTAGAGGGCAAGGAGTACAGTTCGGACGAGGTGAAACAGATCAAGCGGCGTGTAGAAGACGCCATCGACCTGCACATCCCAAACCGCGCTCGCTTCCTGCAGAACTATCAGCAGATCAAGCCAATCGCAGAACAACTCTACCCATGGTGGAAGGACCGTTCGGCTACCGAGTACACCGAGGCGCAGGCCGTCCTGCGGCAACTGCCGCAGATTGCCTCACTGCCGGAGTACCAGGTGCTGGTCGGTGACTTCATTGCCGGGCGCAAATTGCGTTTGGCACAGGAGTCCGCCAAGGGCAAGCCATCTGCCACCCGCCCGCTGGCCAAGGCACCCAGTCAGCCCGGTCGACCCACCGCCATCCCTGCAAAAAAGGATTCGGTCAAGGTCGGCCTGGATAACGCCAAGTCGAAGTTCCGAAAGTCCGGGACGACCACCGAATTAGCCCAAGTACTCAAAAGGATGCTCTAAATCATGCCCCTGCTCCAAGAAAACCAATCCGGTACAGTACCGCTCGCTTCAACGTCCGCGATCCGTGAGGATCTGGCGGACTACATCGCCATCGTCGACGCCAAGTCAACGCCGTTCGTGTCCATGGCCCCCAAGGGCAAGGACATCGGCAATATGCAGTTCTCGTGGCAGGTCGACAATTACTCTGCCCCGACCATGGGTGGCGTTGTCGACGGTGCTGACGTGACCGTGTCTGGCGCCGGCAACCCGGTGCAGAACCGGACCCGCCTGAACAACTACGGCCAGGTGTTCCGCAATGACCTGCGCATCGGTTTCATCGCTGAGACGCAGAACGTGGCCGGCGTGAGCGATGAGCTCGCAAACGGCATTGCCAAACGTCTCGTTGAGCTCAAGCGCTCCATGGAGGCGACCTTCATGTGCACCAACCAGGCTGCGCAGACCGAGGTCAGCACCTCCAACCCGTACTTGACCGGCTCCTTGGGCAACTGGTTGACCGCCGACAACGCCGCCAATATCGGCGCTGTCGCCTCCGGTTCGGTTTTCAAGCCGGCCTCCGGCGCTGTGAGCAGTATTACGTCCGCCAATTTCACCGAGGCCACCGTTCAGAACGTGCTGACTGCCATCTACGGCAACACCGGCACCTTCCGGGACTACGATTGCATCCTGGGCACCACACTCAAGCGTGCGTTCACCAACCTGACCGCTGGCGCTGGTACGCTTAATGCCGTCACAAACAGCGTTACTCAAACCTCTGTCCGCACCTTCAATCAGGAGCTGTCGAACGACACGTTTAAGTCCTCAATCGATATTTTTGAAGGGGATTTTGGACGGCTAATTTTACATCCGTCCACTTTTATTGGTGGTAAAAACGGTACTGAATTGGACGCTCTTGCCTACAAGGGCTACGTCATCCCGATGGACATGGTCGAGGTCCGCTACGCCAAGCTCCCACAGGTCAAGACCCTGCCTGACGCCGGCGGCGGCCCTGCCCGCTTGATCGAGGCCATTGCCGGTCTCGTGGTGAAGAACCCGAGCGGCTTTGGTATGTTCAATGGCGCGAGCTAATCAAAAAACCAACAGGGGAGGTCCATCACGGGCCTCCCCTCCTTACTTTTCTCATGGCCCAGAATTCCGCAGCATCCGTCATCGCAAACGCTCTCGACGACCTGCCCGGCGAACTGCGCCGCGCCGTCATCAAGGAGTTCCAAACCGGCATCCAGAAGGACTGGGTCAAGGCCGGCATTGATCAAAAGCGCATCGCCAAGGACTCGGATCGCGATATCCGATCCGTTGACGGCATCGGGCGCCTGCGGATGCGTATCGACCCCACCCTCTACCATGCCTGGGGGAACAGGCTTGGGTACGATTGCTGGAAAGATTCCCAGTTTCTCAAAGAAGTAGAGCGGGATAACCCCGAGGTGCGAGTGCGCTGCGGGGCTACACGCTTGCAGGTTGGATGGACCGGTGGCACAAAACGCAGTAGTCAGAAGTTCACCCTATGAATGTCGGATCAAACCGCCAGTTGGCCGGCGAATACGGTGGCCGATACATCACCGCATCGAACGGAACCGTGAGCGGCAACTGGATGGAAATCCACGCTGTCTCGACGACCATTCTCGGATCCTGCACGTCCAACATCACCGACCTCGGTGGCGGCGTGACCATCCAGGCCGGCGACAGCATCAACGGCGTGTTTACCTCCATCTCAATCTCAAGCGGCTCGCTGGTCCTATACAACCGCAAGTACGCCTGATATGCGACTCGGACTCGGCCTAGGACTCGGCATCGATCAATTCATCAGCGGAGCTGGTGGAGGTGCCGACCTGCCGATCATGCGCCGGGACCTTCTGCGCGAGGACGAAGGATTCATCCTCCTAGAGGACGGCACTTCCAAAATCGTCATCACCTTCGGCACCTTCGACTCTTTAGACTTGGAGAACGGGGACTTCCTGCTCCAAGAGGACAACGGAAAACTCATTATCCAAGCCAATTAACAGTTTATGCCCGATACGAAAATTACAGCGCTCGCCGCCATAACCACGGTCGCTCCAGCTAACGACCTGTTCGCGATTGTCGATGTCAGCGACAACTCGATGGCCGCGTCCGGAACAACCAAGAACATCACCACCAACCAGATCCTCGGAGCAGGCGGCACCGCCACCCTCGCCAGCGCCACCATCAGCGGCGATCTGACGGTGGATACCAGCACGCTGAAGGTTGATTCGGCGAACAATCGGGTGGGTATTGGTACGGCGAGTCCGGCAACCATCTTGGACATCCAATCTGCTGGTGGACTTTTTGCTCGCATTCAAAATACGACATCTACAGCAGACGCATATCTTCTTGTTAAGAATACCACAGGTGAAGGTTTCTTCGGTATCAACGCAGCAGGACCTTACATATATACTGCTGGTGCTCTTCCAATTATATTTTCAACTACTGGAACAGAACGGTATCGAATTGCATCTGATGGAGTAGCCACATGGTCCGTCGGCGGCTCCACCGCCATGACTTTGAACTCTACGGGGCTGGGCGTGGGGGGAAGTCCGACTGCTAAGATTTCGTGCGCTGGTTACAGCAGCGCGAACCAGCTTGCGGATATTAACATTGTTCGATCGTCGTCTGGAACCAATATTCAGACCGGACCTAACATAGTTTTCACGGATGGAACATCGAACAACACTGTAACCATTCAGAATAGTCAGGGCCGATTCGGAATCTGGAACTATGGTGCTGGTGCTTGGAACGAGCGTTTGAGCGTGGACTCCACGGGCCAAGTGGGCATAGGCGTTACGCCGAGTGCCAAGCTGGATGTTTATCAAGCCACTCTTGGAACAGCCTATTTCCGTGGTGGTTATTCAGCCAGACAACTCACTTTGACCGCCACAAGCGATGGCGTAAACGACGGTGCTGTTCATACGTTCCTTATCGGAAGCAGCGCGGGGCGGTACAATTTTTCTAACAGTAGCGCAACATTGATGACGCTCGATGCGAGTGGGAATCTTATTTGGAGTCCCGCTTCAACTCCCCCCACCCTCGGTACCAACGGCCAGCTTACCGTCAACGCTACCAGCAACACAAACCTCCGCTTTAGCTATCGCGGATCTGATGGCACAACCCGTGTCGCCAACATCACTCTCGCCTAATCCCATGAACATCTCTTGGATCATCGAACGCCTGTTGGTCAAGCCGACCGAAGGCACTCTCACGGACGTTGTAATCACCGCCGATTGGCGATGCAACGGCTCGCAGGATCAGTACAGCGGAACTTGCTACGGCTCCTGCTCGTTCGCTCCGCCGAGTGGTTCTGGATTCACGCCGTACGAGGATCTGACGCAGGACCAAGTCCTCGGCTGGTGCTTCGCCAATGGCGTGGACAAGACCGCCATCGAAGCGAACGTGACGCAGCAGATCAACGACCAGATCAACCCGCCGATCATCGCTCCGCCGCTGCCGTGGTTGCCGCCGGTGATGATCGTTCCTCCGATGTTGCCGCAGGTGGAGCCGGTTTTGGTTGCGGACCAGCCCGTCGTTTACGACACTGCCGCCTGATATGATCAAGATCGAACTGACTCCGCAGCAATTCAACCAGCTCTATGAGCTGCTGGTCATTGGTATGAAGGCCGGCAACGTCCAAAACATGAAGGTCGGACTGCCGCTCGTTGAAATCCTCGAAACCGCAGCCGCACAACATAAGCCCGAATGAAAAACTGGAAGACAACCGCCGGCGGCGTGGCCGTGCTGCTTGCCGCTCTCTCCGTCGCCATCAAACAGGCCATTGCCGGTGACATGGGCGGTGCCATCGCCGCCGCTGTCGGCGGTGCCGGTGCCATGTTCACGGCATTGAAGGCCCAGGACGCCCAGCCCGAGGACAAGGCCAAATGAAGGACACCCTGCGCGATCTCGGTATCAACATCGGGCTTCTCGTCGCAGGATTCGCCGGGAGCCTGGTCACTGTGAAGAAGGACGGTCACAAGAACTGGTTCACCACATTGACCTCGCTACTCGCCGGCACTCTCTCGGCCAACTACCTGACCCCGGTGGTGGTCGACTTCTTCAGCATGAAGAACAGCAACACCCAGTACGCCGCGGCGTTCATCATGGGGTTCCTCGGGCTTCACGGCGTCGAGTTCGTCATCGACAGGTTCAACAAGAAATGAATCCGATCACCATCGTGAATGCAGTCGCCAGCGCTATCCTCACCGCTGGCGTCTCTGCTTTCATGGTGATGCTCTACCGCTCCGACGGTGTTGTCCGGCGCTGGCCGATGACAGGCAGCCTGCTGCTTCGCTTATCTCTCACAGCAACAGCATCTGGCGCACTGTTCAACTGCCTCACGCTCTCAACCCCAGGCTTTAGCGAGATCATGCTCAACTGCGGTCTGGCCGGTGTTTTCGCTTGGGCAGCAGTCTTCCACGCAAAGCTCCTAAAACATGGACCCAATAGCCAGCGTAGCCCAGGGGATGACCACTGCGGCTCTCGACAAGATCCTCAATCCGAAAGATCAAACTCTTGAAGACGGACAGAAAGACAATCGTCTTCGCGACGATCTTACCGCTCGTGTTGTTGCCGCTGGGCTGCACCCCGACAAGGGTAGTGATGGTCCCGCCAGGACAACCCGTCAGACTGGCTGAATCGGTCAAAGCCCATGTGTGGGCCAAAGACTCTGAAGGCAAGATCGTCAAAAGCCGCAACCGCGTCACAATCCACGAGGGTTGGTACGCATTGCCGAAGGAATAATGATCAACTACAAGGGCAACAAGTTCTCTGGCTACAACAAGCCCAAGCGCACGCCGGGCGAGAACAAGAAATTCGCTGTCCTGGCCAAGGAGGGCGACAAGGTCGCTCTCGTGCGTTTCGGCGACCCGGATATGACGATCAAGAAGCACATCCCGGAGCGGCGTGCATCCTTCCGCGCCCGTCATGGTTGTGACGAGCCGGGCACCAAACTCTCCGCCAAGTATTGGGCGTGTAAATCCTGGTAGCCAATGAGAACCGTCACCTACGACTACGTCCTGCAACGCGCCTGTGAGCTTACTGGGCGCGTTTTCTCAACGCTGACGACCGAGGAGTCCAACTTCTTCCGCACGTTCATCTCCATGTCACTACGGAGCGCCTGGGAGTGCTTTGACTGGCCCGAGCAGACCGTGTATCAGCAGGAGTTTTTCGCTCCGAACTACAGCGATGCAATCACGTATTCGCAGGGAACCGTGGTGTACTACCCGGTAGAGCAGAAATACTATCAGTACGTCGGTGCATCCAGCTCCGGCAATGCGCCTACGATCAGTGGACCCAATGGAACGCTGAACTCTCAATACTGGGGGCTGGCGCAGTCATCCTATTCCGGAAACGCAAGCTGGAGCTCAACGACCACGTACACCGTCGGCACCATCGTCCTCTATCCGGCGACCCAAGAGTACTACCAACTCTACGGCACCGCCTCGGCAGGCACTCTCCCGACCAACACAGCCTACTGGGGAATCCTGAACAAGTTCCTGCGCAACATCTCGCAGACGACCAATCCCGACGGCACCACAAGGGCCGTACCCATTGGCGAAACCTTCTCAGTGTGGCCCATTGATCCGCGGGTGACCTGGCGCCAGCAGGAGGCACCGTACACCTTTACAGACGACGGCATCCTGGTCACAGCCGATCTGCCATACGTCTGGCTGGAGTTCCGCAAGACACCGCCGCTCCTGTCCAGTGCCGCCGAGGCTACCGCCTACGCCTTCCCCTACCGGTTCTGCGAGATCTGCTCCCTCAAGGCCGCCGGTCAGATGCTGCGGGTCGACGGCAAGATCGACCTAGGCAACCAGTTCCTCGAGCTAGGAGAGGCTGAACTTACCAAGGAGATCGACAAGGTGGCGCTGCAAGAGAAATATGTGCGGCAGATAATCGTGCCCTCCCGGTAATATGCCTGACCTGCCTGACATCATATCGGTCGACGACGGCTTCAAGGGAGTCATCTCACGCCTTGATCCCGCCCAGTTGCCCGCCCAGTTTGTCAGTCAGGCAGTCAACCGGATATTCCAGGATCAAAACATCCGCAACCGCTGGGGCATTGTGCAGCCCAAGTGGGGCGGCAAGTGGACGCTGAACACCTTCTCGGCAACGGTCACATCTGGATCGAATCAGGTTGATGTTGTGAGCGGCAGTCCGCCTCCAAACGGAACGATTGTCTGCTCCGACAGCAGTGCCAATGTGCTGGTGTTCCCGAACGGAACCCGCTGCATCTCGGACACCAACTCCAACGCGATCCTGTCGTCTGCAGCCATCACGTTCACTGGTGGACCGACCACTCGCAACATCCAGTCATACAACAACACCACAGTCTTCACCGACATCCTCGGTGTGCTGCCTTTCCGCGATCCGGACACCGGCTACCAAGCCCTGATCGTCGCCACCAACGAGGTGCGTACTTCCGACGGTGGTCAGGGCAGGATGTACCTCGTGCGTCCCAATCAGTCGCACTTAGAGATCCCGCTCAACGGGCACGACATCTACAGCCAGGTGCGTTTGATTCAGGCCACCAACTCGGTGGTCATGCTGCGCCCCGGGAACGCTCGGTACTACTTCACCGGAGCCGACGTCAATACTGGCAACAACACTGTGACCTTGAATGTCACACCCGACCTGCAGTCCGGTGATCGTGTTGTGGTTTTCCAGATCGGCAATTCACCGAATCTCTGGACCTCGTCCACATCGACTGGTCAGGGATTCGGGATGTACGTCAACGTGAAGGCCGGCGGCGTCTGCACGCTGCACCTGTCGCAGGCCAGCGGCCAGCAGGGCACCAGCCCGGTCACGCTCAGGTCAGGCCTGACGTCATCGAATCGGTACTACTTTGAGCTGTCGAACAACACGACAGGCTACGATGTCACCGAGGGCATCAGCGACTTCTACAACGATGGGTTGCCGCTGATCATGGAGGCCTCGTATTCATCGGGTGCTCCGGTCTCTGCTCTCGACAATGGCTTCAATCGGATCGCATCGGTAAACGCCATCGTGGCCTCGTCCTCCGTAGAGGACACGATCACCGTCCCAAATCATCCGTTCGTTCCAGGCGATCAGGTTACGCTGTCAAACGTGGTCAATGGCGGTGCTACGGTTACCGACAAGATCTACTACGTCTTCCCGCAGGATAAGAACTCGCTGAAGCTGTTCTCCGGTACCACTGAGGAGACCGACTCGCTCAACACCGCGAAGACGGCGATCATCACCGGGACTATTGCTGCCCAGACTGCCACTGGAACCGCGGTGCTTTCCGGTGCAACCGTTGGTTCAATCACTCTCGGAATTGGTGGCGCTGGATACACCGCAGCACCTGCGGTCACTATCGCTGCACCGGGTGGAGGCGGAACCACCGCCACAGCCACCGCAATCGTTTCCAATGGCAAGGTCACCGGATTCACGATGACCAACGTTGGTTCAGGATACTCATCAGCTCCTTCCGTTAGCATTGCTGCACCTACTTCAAGCGGCTACACCTCGCTAACCATCGTCGATCAAGGTGCCGGCTATCTCACCGCCCCAACGATCACGCTCAATGGTGGTGGAACGCTGGCTACGGCAACGGCCACAATCACCAACGGCAAGGTGACCGCGGTTACCATCGTCAACCCCGGTATCAACTACACGTCCGCGAGTGTCACAGCATCGCAGCCTTCGACGCTGGTCGATGTTCAGTCCGACTCCATCACCGGCACGATCAAGAAGTCATCGGCCTCCGGAGCCAACGTGCCTGCAGGACGTGAGGGGCTGTACTTCCAGAACCGCTTGTTGCTGCTCTACGGACCCGACTATCTCGCAGTGTCAGACGTGCTGGACCCGCTGCACTACAGCCCGATCCTGAACGAGTTCAAGCTGAACACGGGTGCCAATGACGCCGTGGTTGCCCTGTATCCTTTCAACACCACGACGCTGATCGTTTTCAAGGAGCGCAGTATTCTCGCTGTAGAGAACCTTTACGGCGACTTGTCGACCACCCGCCTCACTGAGGTCACCCGGGAGTTTGGATGCGTCAGTCAGGCGTCTATCGCTTCTACGGGCTCCGATATCGTCTTCCTGAGTCAGCGCGGAGTCATCAGCCTCAAGCAGACCGAGTTTGGCATTAGCCAGTCGGTGGTTCTCCCGCTGTCCGATCCTATTCAGGACGTCATCGAAGAGATCGACCAAGCCCACTGGGGAAAGTCCTGCGCTGCCTACTTCAACAATCGCTACATCCTGAGCGTGCCTGTCGAAGGCGGAGACGGAACCAACCAGCGCACACTGGTCTACAACTTCCTGAACCAAGCGTGGGAGGGCTATTGGGAAGGCTCGCTGCTTGTCCCGCGGTATTACACCCGTGTCATCGTTGCCGGCACCGACACGCTGTGCTGGGCCGATGA